AGTGGGCCCAGGAACGGAAGCACTTGGTGCCGGAGACATCTTCGATGTCGGTATGTACATCTGCCTGTGTCGGCTCGACGCGGGATCAGGGAGGACTTAGGTCCGCCTTGACCGCTCTGGTCGACCGCTGGTTCGATGAACCATCCGATTCGTATGATGATCTCCGTCACTGGCCTTCGTTCAAGGACCCCACTCGGTTTACCGACGAGGGAGAGCGAGGACGGATGAACTACACCGGCGTTGCTCCGCGCGGTTCGACCGAGTATGTTTGTAACATCTTGGAAGATCCGGACGCAGAGAGACGCCGGGTGGCGAGGATCCTGAGGGATTGTTCCCTTCGGTGGGCAGACGGCGTTGATGTACCCGAGGCGGAAGTTCTCGCAGTGGAGGAACGCGGCTTCAAGGCCCGCGTCGTCACTAAGAGTCCTCCCGAGTGTGTCGAACTTGGTCACTTGGTGCGCGGATTGGTCTGGCCGATGCTTGAGGCAGACGACAGAGTTCGGGTGAGCTTGGAGGGAGGTCGACTGGAAACGTTCTTTGAACATCTCCGTGACCATCCTTTCCTCGTCCCAACCGACTTTGGCGATCTTGCTCTCATCTCGGCCGACCTTTCCGCCGCTACGGACTCGTTCGCACCCTGGGCGATCAACGCCGTCTGGGACGGCGTGTGCGATGGAGCGGGGCTCCCGCCTGACATTCGGAAGTTGGGCCGTCTTCTTTTGGGACCGATGAAGGTACGCTACCCGGAGGAATCGGGGATTCAACCCTTTACCAGCACAGCAGGTTGCCTTATGGGGCTTCCTCTGAGTTGGTTCGTTTTGAACCTGATTAACCTCTGGGCGTGTGAGAATGCAGTTTCCGACTCGTCTCGCATCCTTCGGTTCCCTGGTCGAGTGCGTGAGCGCCTCGTCCGGGTTGCCGTGTGCGGTGACGATCTGGCTGCGATTCTCCCACGGGCGGCTCATCGGTCTTATCGGGACAACTTGGAAGCAGTGGGTTCTGGATTCTCTGCTGGCAAGCACCTGGTTTCGAGACACATCTTGCTCTTTACTGAGCAGGTTGCGACCTTTCACCAAGTGACTTGTCCAGCCCCAGCTTGGATGGCATTGGCGTCGGTGCCGCAGGTTCAGGCGACCCATCTCCACCCGAAGTTGATGTTGGATGTGATGCCCGTACGGGCTATCGTCCATCCTGGTCACTTCGCAGTGAAGAGGGTCAGTGGACCACTTAGGTTCGAACAACCTTCGTGGGCCACAGCCGGACCTGCGATCACGTCGAGCATCCCAGCCTGGGGTTCGCTGCGCTTGAGGCGAACAGTTTCCATTCTCGCTG